AACGGAAGTGCTGGCGGCCAGCATCCGCGCGGAGTCGCGCCGGGGGGAGTGGCCGAAGAACCCGGCATACATCCGCAAGGCGATGGGCACCTTTGAGTGCATGGCGCCGGACTGGGAGAATGACCCGCGCGACGCGGTGCGCGAGGCCATCGCTGAAGGCCGCAGCTACCTTGCGGCGCTGATGTCGGATGCGCTGGCCGCCGAGCGCGAAGCCCGCGAGCACTCCGAACTTGAAGCCGAGCGCATCGCCGACCTGGAAGCCGGGGCACCGAAGCCGCAAGACGCCGAGCTGGCGCTGGCCGAGGCCCTGATCCTGCAGGACACCATGACCCTGCCCGAAGGCGGCGGCACGATCATCGTGGTGGCGCCGGACTCCGGCAAGGACTGGGAGCAGGCCCTGCGCGGCAATGGCGAACCGGCGCCCGCCGATGTGCCGCTCATCCGCGGCGAGATCGGCTCCATCGTCGGCCGCGTCAACATCACCACAGTTCCCGACTCCGAAATGACCGCCGGCTGGAGCCTGCCGAAGACCGAGCCGGCGCCGCCGCCCGTCGAGGCGCCGGCTGCCGATCCGGCGGCGCTGGAGCCCACCATCACCATCGGCGACATCAACACGCGGCTGGGCTTTCTGGTGACGGCCGACCTCGTGATCGGCCTGGGATTCGTGCGGCAGGTCCGAATCGGTCGCGGCGTGCACTTCCTGGCCAGCGAGTGGCCGCGCCTGTGCGACGCGCTGACCGCCCACATCAAGGCCAAGCGGGAGGCGTACTGATGATGCGCGAGAAGGGGCAGCGCCTCATGGCCCACGGTTACGCCGCGTTCCTGCGCACCATCATCGACAACAAGGGCGCGGCTACGTGGGAGACCATGGTCGAGATCCACTACGGCGCCCAAGCCCGTGCCCGCCTGTCGGCGCAGCAGGTGCTGGCCGAGATGACGACCTGCGGGCTGGCACACGTCAGCGGATGGATTCCGCTCAAGGCGGCGAAGCGCCAGATCCTGACGCCGACCTTTGCCTACGGACCCGGGGAGAACGCCCCGCACCCGGGATTCCAGTCCGGCAAAAAGAAGAAGCCGTGGAAGCATCGTGTCCCGCGCGCCGAACTGATCGGCCTGAAGACCGCGATCGACCTGATGCGAGAGGACGACTACCACGGCTCCAAACTCGCGCAGGAGATGGGCATCGGAACCGCGGCAGCACGCAAGCTCATCCGGGCGCTGCACGATGCCAAGTTGGCCCACGTTGCCGACTGGCAGCGCCGCGAGAACGGCGGGGTTCAGTGCGCGCTCTACGCCTACGGCCTGAACCAGAAGGACATGCCGAGACCGCCGCGCGTGGCCACGCCGCGAGAGCACTGGGCCAAGTACAACCAGGCCCGCGCATCGAGGCGCCGCGCCATGCACGCCCTGGGCATGACCAAGACGGTGCGGCGTGTCTCAATCCGGGACTTGGGGTTTGTGCACAAGATGGAGGCGGTGTCCGTTTGACGGGCCGGGTGAACGAAGACACGACAGGAAGAAAGCAATGAAAAGCGAGTTTGCGGAATGGTTCGTGGCGCAGCACAAGTCGCGCGACAGCAGCGGGATGCCGAACCATACCGACCAGCAACTGCGCGACATGGTGCAGGTCGGTCGCGTGGCCGAACGTGTGCTGGCGTGCCGCGAGCTGTGGGACGAAAAGCAGCGGGCTGCGCTGTATGCCTGGCAAGCGCGCGAGACGACACCAAACGCCCGAGATAACCGCGCCGTGACGATGGCCGAGATGTATGGCGACGGCAGCGACCACGAGGCGCGCCAGGACTGCGGTATGTGCAGGCACTGCGGTGACTGCAAATGCGCGCCCGCCTGAAGACGCCGAACGGTCGAGCTAACCTGGACCCAACAGCAGGAGAAACGACATGAACAACCACGCTGCTACCGAGACGCCACAGGTCGCGCCTGCTGTTGGGGCTCAGGTTGAGCGAGGGGTTGGGCGGCTGCGCCCGAAGCACGGCGGCCTGACCCCGCTGCAGCAGCGCATCGTTGCCGCGTTGACGGTGGCACCGCGCCAGCGCATCGGTTACCACGATCTGGCGCTGCACTTGTGGCCGCATGAGACGCACCCCCGGGCATGGCGATACAGCAGCAACGGCGGACCGCACGGCTGGTGCATGCCGCTGGGGACGGCACTGCGCAAGCTGCGCGAGGCCGGAATTGCCCATGAGTGGCGCCCAGACGGCGGCCCCGGGCGCGGAACGGTGGTGCTGCTGAAGACGCCTAACGCAGAGCTAACCGGGGACCAACGGCCATGAGCCAACCTGTAAGAAATGCTGAGGAGTTGCCGGCCGTTGGCTCTCGGCTCGACCGACCAGTTAGGCCCTGGCTCCGAAGCGCGCTAGGAAACAGTGTCCCGACCCCGTGAAGGGCGAACGCTGCCCGCTGTGCGGTGGCAGTTACGTGTGCCTGCAATCGTGGCGCAAGAAGGTGAGTCATCAGGTCGCCACTACCTCAGAAAGCGGTTTGCCGAAGGCCAAGGCTGACCGCACGGCAGAGGACGCGGTTTCTAACTGCGCAGCGCCGGGAAATAGACCTTCCCGGGTGGCGACCTGATGACGCTCAACGATCGAGCTGAGCGGCCGTCCCGCTAGGGACGGTCCGCTCTCCAGCGCCCAGTTAGGCATGGGCGCGTGCAGATGCTGCCGATGGCAGCGACGAGAGGATGACGATGGCGGATACACATATCACCATCCCGATGGCGCGATTGATTGAACTGGAGACGGCCGAGCATGAGCGCGACATCCTGCGAACCAACACCCAGAGCTTGGCAATGATGCTGCGCAAGTGCGCCCATCGGCTGAAGTGCAACGGCCACGAAGACCTGAGCGCAGATGTTGTCGGGCTGCTGCGCCGATATGGCCTGCTGGGTTCCCCGCTGCGCGGCACGGAGACTGACCATGGCTGACGGAAACATCACGGTTGAAGTGAGCACCCAGGCTGAGCTGGAGCGGCTGCGCGCAGACAACGCGGCTCTGAGGCGCGAGGCCCACACCTGGTGGACGGCCGCGCGGGATGCCCTGAAGCTGCGCGAGCCGCTTGCGCCAGAAACGATTGAGGCAGCGGCGGCCGAGGCTTTCGGGTACGAAGGCGGGCTGCAGGAAGTGAACCTTGGCGATCTGCTGCATTTTGCCCGCGTGCTGGAACAGCGGCATGGGATTGGGGCCTAACAGCGGGTTTGAGCCCGCCACGTTCACGCCCGACGTGTACGAGCGATGGGCGCCGCTGCTGAACGCGGGGCGCGGCCCCTGGCGCTTTGCGCTGGACGAAACCAAGGAACTGCCTGACGTGCTGCGCGTGATGAAGATGCTGCACGCCGAGCCGACCAAGCGGAAGCGGGTCTATGTGCTGATTGGCAACGAGCCTTTCGCCGAGTGCATGGAGCGCATCCAGGCCGTGATCGACGGCGGGTGCGAGCCTCATGTTCAGCCGCTGATGAAGCTGACCGCGCTACACCGGGAACCGTGGGTCAGGTACGACTGGACAGCGCAGAGACTGCGCGACGTGGCCCGCTGGGCGAACGCATGGGTCTGGAAGAAAGCCCCGTTCGACGACTACGACCGGACCCTCAACTACTCACGAGCGCCGGCAGTGCATGAGCAGCCTGGTCTGTTCGCATGAGCCACAACGATTAGGTTAAGCGGCGCGCGCCTTTGGCGCGTCCGCTTGAACCGCCAGTTCGGCTTCACTGGTGAACGAAGCCACAACGCTAGGAATGATGATGAGCAAGCGCAAGACCGAAGACCAAATCAACGCTGAAATTTCAGCCCTCGTGGCGCTGAAGCCGAAGGTGCGCGAGCGCACTGCGTTCGGCGACGACAACCACGCGGCCATTGACGCCCAGCTTGCCGTGCTGCGCGAGCGCATGAGCAGCGACGAGGTGTACGACGCCTACGGCGACGAGGATGCCGACGAGTTCGATCAGCACACGTTCGATGCCGCGTTGAGCGCCTGCGACTGGATGACCGGCATGCTGGCTAGCGACGAGGACAGCCCTGCCGCAAACTGGGCAGGCGCCGAAGCGTGAAGCCGAACGTGGCGGTAACCGGACAAGGAGGCTGCACGACATGACCGAAGCGAACCAAACCCCGCCGGCCGACGAAGGTCCGGTTCAGTGCCCTGTTGGGCGGCTGGTGCCGGAGCGTGCTGCTGTTGGCGACGTGGTGGCCTGCAACGTGAGGCACCCCTACCCACAAGTGCTGCGCATAAAGCTGGAAACGCAGGCGGCGGCCGACAAAGCGACCGAACTGCTGAGGATTGAGCCCAGGGTTTGGTGGCTGGAGAAGCGACTATGACCACCTGCGACACCTGCAAGCACCGCACCGGCTGGCGCACGGCTTTCGTGACGACCGGCCCGCAGAAGATGGTGGTGGCCGACTGCATGCACCCGGACTGGCCGGAGTGGTGGGAAGCCCGCAATGAGAGGCCCGTCGTGAGCCCAGGCGCCGGCAGCGCGTGCAAGAAGTTCGAGCGCCACGAGCGGCACAACGTTCGAGCTAAGCCGGGCGCGACGGTACTCCGTTGCGACTCGGCTTGAGCGAGGGGTTGGGCGGCTGGTGAACGAAGGCACGAAGGGATGAACGCGATGAAGGCAAAACCGATGGTGCTGGTGCCCGGCTTGGGCTACGCGGAGTGCGAGCCACACGAGGCCACACACCTGACGCTGCGCATTCCGGGACCGACTGGACTGCTGACCCTGCCCGTGGTGCAGGGCAACACGACGCGGGCGGGCACTGGCGCATGGACGTGGAACGGCAGCACCGACGCGCCGACGCTGCGCCCGAGCGTGCGGACACAGTACGACGGCGGCGACAGTTCTTGGTGCTGCCACTCGTGGATCAATGACGGCGCCGCGCAGTTTCTGGCGGACAGCACGCACAGCATGGCGAACACCACGGTTCCACTGCTGGACGTGTGCGAGCCGCCCAACGCCGCGATAACCTGGAGACAGCGACCATGACAGATCACACGCACCCGAGGCGCGCCGCTGGCTCTCCGGTTGATTGCGATGTTGGGCGGCTGCCGCCCGAAGCGAGAAGGAGTTGGCATGGATTGCACTGACGTGGAACGGCCAAAGGCCAAGAAGCCGCACCGCTGCATGAGCTGCGGCGAAGGCATTGCCGTGGGAGAAACCTACGTGCGCTGGCGCTGCTATGACGGCGGCGACGCCAGCACGAACAAGATGCACCCGGAGTGCCTGGCGATGCACCAGGCCGACGCCGAGAAGTACGGAGACCGCGAATGGGAATACAGCCCGTACAGCCACGAGCGCCCGAAGGGCGAAGCATGAGCGCGCTGAATGTGGCTTGCATCTTGGAGCAGGCGCACTACAAGCCCGGAGACCAAGCGCCCGAGGGCTACCTTGCCTGGCACGAATGGGCCGAGGTGCAGCACAAGGCCGGGTTGCGGCAGAAGCAGTGCGGGCGCTGCGGGCTGTGGCGCTACCCGCAGCAACTGAGCGCCACGATTGACCGGGTTGAACTGACCGGCATGCGGAAACGCAAGGCCACGCGGGTGACGGTGGAAACGCCGGTCTGCAACGCCTGCGACAAGACGCCCAACGTAGAGCTAACCGGCTTGCGCCCACACAGGAGCAACGAATGACTACCAAACCTGCCGGCGCAAGTCCGGTTGAGCGCCATGTTAGGCCGCTGCTCGACAGGCTGCGCGCCGGTTGCACAGATTGGGACGGCACCGAGATGGTTGACGAGGCGCGGCCGATGGACTGCCTCACCGTGGGCGACGTGCTGGATGCTGTGACAGAGATTCAGCGGCTGCGCGCCGAGCTGCAACACGCCCGAGACGGGCTCACCAAAGGCCGCAGCCGCATGCGCGAAGACCTAGAACGCCACAAGCCGCTGGTTCAGGCCGTCGAGTGGGTAGTGGAAGAAGGCCACATGCACGTCGAAGACTTGGCGCGGCTGCGCGCTGCGCTGGATGGATTGCGGCCTAACGATCGAGCTAAGCGCGCTGGCCCGCCAGGGCCAGTCCGCTTGAGCGAGTAGTTCGGCTGCGGCCGGAGCGAAGTGAATTCAAGGAGCGACGAATGAAGCGAGAAAAGCTAATCAGCAAGACCATCGAACAGTACGACGGCGAATGGCCCCCCGAAGACGCAGCGGGGTTCATGGCGTGGTTTCAGAAGCGCCTAGACGACGTGCCACCGGAGTTCCGCAGCACCGCGCGCATTGAGATTGACAGCACAAAAAGCTACGGCAGCAGCAAAGCGACCATCGAGTTCAGCTACACGCGCATGGAGACGGACGAGGAAGAAGCTGAGCGCGAACAGCGAGCCGCCAACGAGGCGGACCGCCGCCGGACGCAGGAGCTGCGCACGCTGGCCGAGCTGCAGGCGAAGTACGGCAAGAGCGCCACCTGAAGCCGAACGATTAGGTTAAGCGGCCGGTACTCCGGTCCGCTTGAACCGCCAGTTCGGCATCAGTGTGGTGCCGAAGCAAACCAAAGGAGTGAACACATGGGACTGGACATTTCCGCGTACCGCAAGCTGACGAAGCTGGACGTGCTTTTCAACGAGGACGGCGAGCCCGTAGACCCCGCCACGCGCGAGCTGGTGGAGGACTACTACAAGGTGTACGCGAACCCCGACTTTCCGGGCCGCGCCGAGGGCCTGGAAGACCGCGCGTGCTACAGCTACGCCGAAGCAGAACACGTTTTCTCGCGCAGCTACGGCGGGTACAACCGCTGGCGCGAAACGCTGGCCAAGCTGGCGGGCTACCCGCTGCACTACCGCGAGACTTTCGGTGTGCGCGAGGAAAGCCACGCAGCGGCAGCATGGAATGGCATGGTGAAGGCCGGCGCGCCCTTCTGGGAGTTGGTGAACTTTGCCGACAACGAAGGGACCATCGGGCCGGTGGCCGCTGCCAAGCTACTGCGCGACTTCGCAGAGTTCGATGAGCGCGCGAAGGCCATCACAGAGGATTACTTCTACAGCGGCTACTGCGAACTGAAGCGGGGGCTTGAGCTTGCCGCCGATGGTGGCGCGCTGGACTTTCACTGATGCCGAACGTTTCGAGCTAAGCGGCCCGTGTAGGCCGCAGGCCGGAACGGGTCCGCTTGAGCGAGTAGTTAGCCAGCCCTAGCCGAAGCGCGCAGATGTAACAGTGCAAATAGTGCTTGCGTGAGCACTCACGGCGCCGTACATTCTCTACATCGCAACACGCAACACGGAGCCAAAAATGTTCTACGCAGCCTTTGATTCGCAAGTCGTCAGCTTCGACACCAAGGCCGCGCGCGCCGAATGGCTCACGATCTTCAGCCACGGCTGGAAGCCCGTCACCGCCGCCCAAGCGCGCAAGGTGTCCACGCCAGAACAGCGCAGCCGCGCCGCCGCTGGCTACTGCCTGGCCTCCCAGCACTATCAGAAGACCGCCAGCGGTTTTTGGCAGCAGTGCATTGCTCGCGCAGCATGACCTCAGCCAAGACAGACGCCCAGCGCCAGGCTGAGCGCAAAGCCCGAGAGCTTGCCGCAGGCCGCGTGCAGTGGAAGCGCTGGGTTCACCCTGACGATGTGCCGACGCTGACGGAGTACGCCGAGAAGCTGGCACGCAAGAGAGCCCGCAGTGAGCGCGCTGGCTAACGTGATTTAGACGACTCCTGAAGACTTTGCACGATGCACCAACGCAAAAGCATCCGACACCAGCGCGCCGCCGATGCCCGCTGGCGCATGGACCGCGCCGAGCACGATCGCCGGCAGGGCATCCCTGACCGGCCGGCGTGGACCGACAGCCGCGCGCCATTCAATCTGCCCTTTGCGGCGCTGGGTTGGCGCGACGTGAGGATCGAGCCGCGGTTGGGCTACATCGCGTGGCGCTGCGTCGATTCCGAGACCGGCGAGGTGATCTCCTGCAAGGCACTCGGCGAACTGCTGCGCTGGATCGCGGCCCAGGTGCCGCGACAGCTTGGAGCCCGCAACTTCATGTAGTTGCGCCCGGCTCCCCGCTTGTCGCATAATCCGCGCGACCGCGCAAGGTCAAGCGCCTCGGCGCACCTATCCGGCACTGGCCGCACATAGCCCCGGCGGACGTTCCGCCAGATCCCCGGCATGGGGCATCCACGGGGCGGAGCATTGCCGCAACACAGCCCGCACTCGCGGGCTTTCTCATTTTTGGACTGGAGCCACCCATGGACGAACCCCGCTCCGGCGGCGCCATGATGATCGACATCAAGCCCGGCGCGATCACGATCGCCACCGAGGCCGGGCAGATCGACCAGTTCGAGACCATCGGCGAGGCTCTGCAGCACATCCTGGACGCTTACCGCCGCGCGGAGGGCAGCGCCAAGGGCATCAATGGCGACTTCCTGGCCGGCTACACCTCGGACGACTCCCTGCGCCAGCGTGACCCCACCGCCCGCGACCAGGCCACGGCCCGGAGGATCGGATGAGCACCGCCACCCTGACCCTGACCGACACCGGCGGCGCCATCGACGCGCACATCGACTTCGGCCCGGCTGGATTCAAGGCCGACAGCCACGCCCACCAGCACGCCATGCTGCTCGTCAAGCACATGGACGACCTCTGCAAGCGCCTGGACCAGCCCAAGGCCAAGACCGGCATCCTCCTGCCGGACGGGCAGGTGGTGTGATGGATCGACGGTCAGAGTTCGCGCCGTTTGACCCGGCCAAGCCATACGAATTTGTCTGGACGTACAGCGCGCACAGCAACGTCGCCAATGTGCAGCGCTTGGCCGAGTCGTATCTGGACGGGCTGGTGCAGGACGGTTACATGCCCAGCACCATGCGAGAGCGGCTGCAAATCACTGCAGGCGTGCCAGCAGACTGCGGCAGGTTTGCTCTTTGCGCCAATTACGACCCCGGGCGGATGGTGGTGTGACCAAGACCAGGAATAAACCGGCAGAAACCCGGCAAGAAACCGGCCGGAAGCCGGCAAGCGGCAACCGGCAACCGGCAGCCAAGAAGGCAAAGGCCAAAGGCAAGCCGGCGCAACGTGAGCGGACGCTAACCGCGTGGCAGAAGTGGGCCAAAGACCCGGACGCGGCCATCGACGACCTGTGTGATCGCGTCATGTCGGGGGAATCCATCACCGCCATCGCGGCCAAGTTGGGAACCAGCAAGCCGAACCTGATCCGGTGGGTTGACGCCGATCCTGACCGTTCCGCGCGGGCGCGAGAGGCCCGGGTCCAGGCGGCTGCGACCTACGACGACATGGCGTTGCAGGGCATCGAGGAGGCGTCTGACCCATTCGAGTTGGCCCGCGCCAAGGAAAAGGCGCACCACCTGCGATGGAGAGCGTCAAAGATCAACCCGCGAGAGTACGGGGACAAGATCGAGATGAAGCAGGAGGTCAGTTTCCAGAACCTGACCGACGAGCAGATCAATGCCGAACTTGCGCGCATCAACGAAAGACTCGCCGGCATCACAGGCCGCGGTTCGGGCGCTTCTTCTTCGTAAGCTGGGCCTAAAGCGCGCGGAGCTAGAGCGCGCCCAGACAAACCGGCTGGCCTACTACACGCCCTACCCGAAGCAGCAGGATTTCCACGCGGCCGGAGGGCCGCTGACCACCCGTGAACGACTGCTCAAGGCCGGTAACCAGGTCGGGAAGACGTGGAGCGCTGGCTTTGAACACGCCATGCACCTTACGGGACGCTACCCGGACTGGTGGCAAGGGGCCGTGTTCGATGACCCGACGATCGGCTGGGCCGCCTCGGAGACAAGCCAGTCCACGCGAGACACGGTGCAGCGGATTCTCCTCGGGCAGCCTGGGGCCTGGGGGACTGGCGCTATCCCGAAGGACGCCATTCTGGACATCAAGCGAGCATCGCATGGTGTTGCAGATGCCGTTGAAACCATCATGGTGCGCTTTGGAGGCGGCGGCGACGTGCAGGCTGGAGCGAGCCGGATCACGATCAAGACCTACGACCAAGGCCGCGAGCGGTGGCAGGGCGAGACGCTCGACTTCGTGTGGTTCGACGAGGAGCCGCCGGAGGACATCTATTTCGAGGGCCTGACGCGCACGAACGCCCGCGGCGGCATCGTGACACTGACCTTCACGCCGTTGAAAGGCATGTCCGAAGTGGTCAGACGGTTCTTGATGGAGCGCCCGCCGGGCACGGCTGTGGTCAACATGACGATCCACGACGCCAGCCACTACACGCCGGAGCAGCGCCAGGCGATCATCGCCACCTACCCGGCGCACGAGCGCGAGGCGCGAATCAACGGTACGCCGACGCTGGGGTCCGGTCGGATCTTCCCGCTGGCCGACGATGTGGTCTCTGAGACGCAGATCGCGCTCCCGCACCACTGGCCGCGGATCTGCGGCCTGGACTTCGGATGGGATCACCCAACGGCCGCTGTCTGGATGGCGTGGGACCGAGACAACGACGTGGTGCACATCTACGACTGCTACCGCGTCAAGGAGGCAACCCCGGCGGTGCACAGCCTGGCCATCAAGGCGCGAGGCGAGTGGATTCCGGTGGCGTGGCCTCACGATGGGCTGCAGCACGACAAAGGCTCAGGCGAGGAACTGGCCAAGCAGTACCGAAAGTACGGCGTGGCCATGCTCAAAGACAAGGCCACTCACGCGCCTGACAAGGCGCAGCACCAGAAAGAGGGCGAAGGCGGGAACGGCGTCGAGGCCGGCGTCATTGCCATGCTGGACCGCATGCAGACCGGGCGCCTGAAGGTGGCAAAGCACCTGGAAGACTGGTTCGAGGAGTTCCGTCTGTATCACCGCGAAGACGGGAAGATCGTCAAGCTCAACGACGACTTGATGAGCGCCACGCGGTACGGATTGATGATGCTTCGGCACTCCAAGGTCGGCAACCCGCCCAAGAGGCGCACTGCTGCAGTCGCCCCGTTCTCGGGCGGCGCACTTACCGGCCCGATGGGCTAGGAGACCCCCATGAAACCCTTTCGACCGGCGGGCGCTACCGTCACCTTGAGCGCGTCCACCACCAGCGCGGACGGCGCGATCGTCGAGGCCGGGCAGCACGCCCTGGTCGTCAACGTCGGCAGCGTGGCCGCCTTCGTGGCCTTTGGCCGCGCCGGCAGTCTGACCGCAACCGTGGCCGGCGGCGTGCCGATCGCTCCCAACGGCAGCGCGGTGATCTTCAAGGGCGCCTGCACCCGCGTGGCCGTCATCACCGCCACCGGCACGGCATCGGTGTACGTGACCCCGGGCGAGTGCTGAGATGGCGACCGGCGACCAGTACCGTCGCATCGAGCCCAGCGACCTGCTGGTGTTCGACGACGAGAACAACTTGGTTGGTCTCAGGTCCGGCAAGTCGGACAGCGCCGAGTTGAGGCTGGGGGCTCCTCTTACCGCAGCGCAGGTGCAGGCGGTGCAGGCCATGCTGGCAGGAACCGGCGCGCTGCCGTTCCCGGGCCAGGT